GTAGTCCCACCAAAGTCCAGCCCTCCCACGAAAGCCTCAAACTGGGGTATCTCCCAACGCCACTGATGGACAACCCTGTCGTAGTCGGGGTAGACCTGAAGCTGGCTAGCACCGAAGTCAGCCTCGTATTCCTGCTGGAACAGTGCTAAGGATGAGGCCTCAGCTTTGGCCGCCTCTATTTCCGCAGGATCAATGGCGGGATTGTCTAATGTGGGCTTTCTCCATGCCATCCAGTCAGGACGGCGTTCAGCAAGCTTAAACAGGTTATAAAACCAGTTCTTCCCATTAGGGGTGCCTATAAAAATAGCCCAACCCTTTTTGTCAGCCAGCGCGGGACGGATAGCCTCGCTCCACACGGCCTGCTTTTGGTAAGCTACTTCGTCAAGGATAACCCCATCAAGACCCTCGCCGCGGAGGCTGTCGGGGTCGTCAGCACTCTTAATCCAAAACTCACCGCCGCCAGGGAAGATAATACAGCGGTCGGCTTCCCTGATGTTAACTTCAAGTCCGGCATCCTTGAGCTGTACCGCAAGACTTCTCGTCATGCGCCAGCCCACATAGGCTACCTTATATGTAGGGGCTACCCACCAGATGCGCTTACCCTCGACGGCATCCTTGAAACCCTTAACCACACCAAAGGTGGTCTTACCCCAGCGACGCCCACAGCATACGACCTTAAACCTCGCGGGGTGGTCGAAAACCTCCTGCTGCCCACCCTTACCATCGCGGCCTCTATGGAGTGGTGGGAGCTCAATTTGGATGGTATTAGGCACTGTCGAGCTCCGAGAACTCGGCGTCCATGACCTCGAGCTGCTCCAACGAGGCGCTGGCACCAAAGGACAGCCTGATGATAGGAGGACGCTCCTTGTGCTTCTCAGGATTCAGGGCTTTTTCCAGTGATAGGAACTCGCCCGGAGTATAATGCTTACGGATTTGTCTGAAGTAAGCCCACTCCCTGTCGGTGAGTTCATCGGGAGTCATCGTGGCTTTCCAGATAACCTCGGCGTCCTTGCGAAGAAGGAGCCTAAAGTTCCTCATGAACTCGAGCCGTAAAAGGTCCTTGCCTACCCTGGCCTGAAGCTCGGGCAGTCGGTCACTCTCAAATATGCGGAACTCGGGGTCACTGTTGCGCCACTTATTAACCGTATGCTGGCGGATGCCAGTTAGCTCGCAGGCCTGCCTTACGGGAAACCCAGTAGCACGCCAGCTGAGGTACTCCATCTTCTTATCGTCCCCTGCAAGGAGAGGGATGCGCGATAGCAGGGTATTTTCGCGCTCCTTGTCCGAAGCCTCTTCCGCTTCACGCTCACTCCAAGGGACAGGTGAAGTATTTTCCATGTTGGGAACTTATAATAAGGTGGAAAACTTGTCAATGTGTATCATCAATTATGAACAATAAATAGATGTATATTCTGGGGTGATACAAGTTTCACACCCTTAATGTGGAGTAAGGAAAACTACCGTACTGTATCATCAAATATGAACAATACTATATATGTATAATCGGGCATGATACAAGTATTGCCCCTAAATATTGTACCCAGGGAGGATGGCTTGTATAATCCTTCACAATGTATAATGATAGGAGGGGAGTGGTCACTGGACATAACGAGGGCGGGGCGTTGTTATGTCAACTTGACATTTGTATCACGGGGTATTATAATTACTAGTGTATTTCATAATTGATGATACAGGAGGGAATATGGCTAACAAAAGATATATCTATAGCGTTGCCTTCCAGTTGGCCCGACAGAAGAAAACCGGGGAGCTACACAAATGTCATCTGTGCCTGGAACCCATCCCTAATGGGAACTACCAGTTCATATGGATGCATAAGAGCAAACAGGGTAAGTATTGGCAGACCCGCTTCCATGAGAACTGTTTCCCCAAGTTTGTGTTTGTGCGGGCTGAGCTGCGTAAGCAGACTACCAGTGAGGGTCGGCCCTGGGCTAAGGTCAAGTATGATACTGTCACACAGTCCGAAACGCTGGACTGGAACAATGCTGACCAGGAGATTAGGAGGCGAAGGCGGTCATTGCTCCTTTACATGAACCGCGATTTGAGGATATACGAGCAGCGCGGGGATGAGAAGCAGCTGCACAATCTATCAAGTCGTTTGGTGGAGTACTCTAACATTGGGTACTATAATGATATCAGGAGCATTGTGGCCCGTCTCCTACGTGTGCTGACACCTAAATATCAGGCCGAGATTAAAGGTGCAGTAGCAATCGACCCTAACGGGAATCTTATACTGGAGTCACTAATTGGCTGGCACATACGAACGTTTCCTCCTCGGGGAGGACTGGTGGAAGTCGGTGAGCCCACTCCAGTGGGAGATACTAAAGGCAATCGACGAGGCGCCACGAAACTTGCTAAGATTCGCGCCCTTGATGAAAGACTTGCAGAGCTACCGCGACGCAATATGGAGCTTGCGAAGCAAAGGGCTGATAGCAAGCTATCCGATAAGCCAGGAATTATATCTGACCGAGAGGGGTGAAAGTGTCCTGGCAAGACAAGAAGCCACGCAATACTCGCGTAGCAGGAAGGGTAAATAGAAAATTAGTTTTGGAGGCCCTAAGTGAAATCCCAGTGACCGCCCATGAGATTGCATCTTACTGTGAAATGGAGCGAACGCAGGTATATGGGATACTTCAGGCCATGTATGCAAAGGGTGAAGTAATAAGGACAGGAGGAGGTGGTGGGGCGTCCGTGTACCTGTGGAGTGTATAGCGAATGGTCTGTGGGGATGCGAACAGATGTTCCAGACGATTTGAAACAAGGAAAAATTGAGTGGGACCTATTATACTCCCTGTTGTCAAGGGGTATCACGGAGCCTCCGTTTTGTCAAGTGAGATTTGCGCGGTCTGACGGTAGTGTCAGGTTTGGGCCAGCTCGACATAATGTTGTGACGAGCCGCTAGCCATTTGGTACAATCAATCCATCAAGGGACGGTACAACAAGTCGGGGGCGACCCCACATACTGTCCACCAGCGATTCTGACGATTGTGTTAAATGTGACGGGAGTTGACATAATACCACCCTAACCCACGTGAGTCCTGGTAAAATATCCGCAACAACACTGAACGGGGACATTCCCCTATTTTGAGAGGATTGGTGAAACGATGACTTCCGAGGCTGTGGCTGCCCCCACCGTGGAGCAGTTGCGTGCAACGGCGGCCGAAAAGGCTACCGCTGTCGAGGCCGCAAAGGCGAAGATGGAAGCCGCCCGTGTTGATCCTGAAGCGAACCTCGATGCCCTTTTGGGTGCCGCTGGTGAGGTGAAGGCAGCACAGGACGCGCTCAACCGGGCAACCGCCGCTGTGGACAAGGCCGAGTTTGAATCCAAGGCCGGACTGCGTACCGATGCAGTCGCAAAGGTCGAGGAACTGCTCCGCAACGCTCGCATTTCGGAGGCGCTGGTCGCTGCCCGAGAGGCGGGGGTCAAGGGCATCTCGGTTACCTTTAATGAGGACGGCACCTACTCCGTCACTGGCAATGCGCCGAAGGTGTCGGGAGGCACTACTGGTGGCACTGGTGTCCGCCGGGGAAGCATTACCTGGCACTACAACGGCACCGACTACACCTCGCGGGAGCTAATCGTGGCGTTCCACGAGGACAGTGAAAAGGTACTGGAGAAGGCGGCAGCTGGTGCTGGCTTCGATGCGCCAGTGAAGACCCTGGCCAAGAAGCTGGGTGCCACTGGAACCTACAAGGATGGCCGGGAAGTAGACCTCGGCTAAAAGGTTCCTAGGGGGAGGACTGACACTCCCCCATTCATTTTACTGAATTTAAATGATAAGGCACGTATATAAATGAGGCGATTCGTGAACCTAATCACGTGTCACCTGATGTCTATATGTGTCATCGACTGTCATGGGTCTTGACATAATGTGTTCCAATTAGGACACGACAGGAGCTAACTATGGATGACCTTGATGCGCTGACCGAAAAAGCTGATGAAATAGCAATGGGCGGTATACTCCATTGAAGAGAAACTAGTCATGACTAACACTGAACTCATAGCCGAATTGCAGCTCATCATGGGCATGTGCTGTGGTGAGCATATGTATGAGGAGCTGAAAAAGCTCGTTGAGAAACTGGGAGACTAGCCAAGGGGAATGTCATGTTTAGGGTCGTTACGGCACACCTCGGAGTCACCACTCCCAGTACTGCATACCAGACTGTATGTGATGACTGTGGAGGGTCATCGGGGTACTTCAAGTTTATGAGTGATGCCCAGCAGTGGGGGAATGAGCACAAATGCGAGCGATAGCTCGACTGTGGAACGTCATTAAGCGATTTGAGGACTGGTGTTGGAGGTACCGCTAAATGCAACTAGGGGTAGACCATCATGGACGTTGAGAAGCGAGTACGGTTGTGGATTATGGACGAAACGGGCAGCCGGATCATTGACCACACTACGTATCCCGTCTCGATCCGCCTCGTCGAGGACTCGGAGATCGAGGAAGCCCGCGCGTTTATCCGCCGAACGAGTATCTATCCGAATGACTTTGACCGGGGTGGCGCTGACAACATCGGTATGTCTGTGTTCCAGTCTGAGGACTTGTAACGGTGACCTTAGTCTAGGGAGGAATTGGTCTAATGAAAGACCCGGCTACTTAACGGCTACCGAGAGTGCCCTACGAGCATAACTGTTCGTGGGGTGTTCTCGCTAGGTGTTCTAGCGTCATGGAGACCTGAAAGGTCGGTGAAGTGAGCTAATGAAATGTAGCAAGTGCAACTCCCGCTCGGTACTAAGAGGGGAGTGTTTAAGCTGTGGGTATACTATTCGGGATGACTCAGGATACCCTGAGGTTAGCCCAGTAGTGGTCAATGCGTCAGTGGTTTATCCTAGGTACTCACGGAGAAGCTACAGTGCCGGAGATGACTCCTTTAATGTAGGGGAGGGGGCAGGGTAATGGGAGCTAAGACTGTAGAAGAACTCATGGAGATGATTGACCAGTCGCTCAGGGACTGCGCTACTGACATTATCAGTATGCAGACCCAGTGGGCCGCTGATAGTGGTGGCCAGCCCTTTAGTGAGCAACTTCAGGCTAAAATGGCGGAGTTGTTGTTTATAGAACTCAAGGACGCTGAAGTCACAGCCAGCCTTCGTCTGGCTGTGATGCTACTGAAGGCCCAACTACAGGCCGAGGAGGCCACGAATGGCTAAGGAAGTCCTCACGGCGAAGGCTGAATGGGTTAAGTGTCCTGGGTATGATGCTGAAACTAACGGATTCTACCACACTATGCGCGACGGCTGCTATGGCTGTGCCCCTTGGTGGGTAGATGTCCCCATATGTCCCGTGCATAGGAAGAAGCTAACCTCTACGGGTTACTGTAGTGTGAAGACTAAGGTTAGGGGACATTTTGTCACTATTGGAAAGAGGCCTGAATGAAGGGCAATCACTCGGCTACTAGCATCTATGGTAAGGGTAAGCTCCAACGAAGGTTGGATGCCGAACAGCGCCAACAATTGCGTGAGCGTAGGGGGATTGAGGAGCAGCTGGAGCTCATTCGGTCCCGTCCTGGGGAGAGCAAAAAGGAAATCGCAAGGCTTGAGTATAAGCTTTGGTTCATTGAGGAAAGTCATCAGTGAAAACTTTTTACTTCGTCTGGAACCAGACTGGGCATGTGCCTTCATACAAGCATGATACGTTTGAGGAGGCACTCAAAGAAGCTGAAAGGATTATCTCCCAAGAAACTCGTAGCGCATACCGAGCCGATGAGCTGGTTATCCTCAAGTCAGTATGTGTAGTGAAGCGACTCCCGGGGACAGTTGTAGAGGAGATGGAAGATGTTTCGGAAGCGTAACTATGATGTCACCCCCGCAACGGTGAAGGAACCGCCTCCCTTTAAGCCCTATACTATTAGGGTTCTCACTAGGGAGAATCATAAGGAGCTGTTGGAGTTGCTAACCCACGTGGCCTTTGAGGGTGATGGAGTGCTGCTGTATCCCTTCCCACCCCGCCAGGTACAGGCTGCCCGCTGGCTGCGATATAAGATTATCCAGTTCCGCGGGAGATAACCAATCAAGATTGTTGATGTGCTATACCTTGTCATTATGTCAAGTGTGGTACTTCAAGTGTTTAGAGAGGTAGTACTTGGCTGATCTGCTTGGGCTGGTATATCTATTGGGGATTATCACAGGCGTGGGTGGTGCTATTGTCAGCACCCTGCTTGAGGGAGAGAATAGGGAATGAAGTTCATTGTACTTACTGAGGAACAGCAGAAAAAGCTTGAGCGTGTGCTCTGGGCCTATAGCGGCATGGCGGAAAGGTCTATTAGTTTGGGGAGTAGACCTCAACTATTTGACCTGAAGCTAGTGCATGAGATTATTGTGAAGGTTAAAAATGCACCTGATGAACTTTAGCCATATTCGTATTGGAGGACGAGAGTGAGCCCGATCTACTGCGAGTGCCCGCTGCCGTGTCCCTGCAACGTTCCGGTGGAGACGCGCGGGAAGCGCCGCTGCAACGAATACCTCATGGGCAATCACATGGATAGCGCAGGCGAGCGAATCGGAAGGCCGCAGCGATGACTAATCCCACCCCAGACCCGCAGGAGGGCGTGACCAAACAGTGGGTGATTGACCAAGTGGAGAGTGCCAAGCGAAGCATTGAAAGCGGCCCGCAGTGGTTAAAGGATGCGGCCAAGCACGACTTCTCGGCGCGTCGGACTGACCCGCAGGAGGGCGCACCGCTCCCGAGCGATCGGTGTCAGCACTGGTCAGAGCATTTCGGCGGTTGCTTCATCCGCTACGACGGGCATGGCGCGCTCAACATTTCACACAACTTCGTGCCCGCCGCGGCTACAGCAGGAAGCGGAGCACCGAGCGCCGAGGAAGCGGCGAGGGCAATCCTCACAACCTTCGACAAGGTGGGTTACGGCTACATCCCGCGCAAGGAGTTCGAGGCTCTACGTGCCGCCCTGCGTGCTGAGGGGACACGCCCCGCCCCACCCGCCGAGCCTGACGGGTCGCTCCGCTGGGAAACGGTGGTGGAGTTTCACCGTGGAAACCTCGATGACGCGGGCCGGATGCTGGTCGCGTTCTGCAACGAGGTAAGCCGCCTGCGGGCACAGGGAGCGGATGCCGAGAAGGAGGCACGGTTGCAGGACGAGAAGGTGAAAGCACTGGTGGAGGCAGCGTTCAACGTTCAGCTCCGCTTCCCGAACGGGTGGGGGTGGGGAGACAGGTACGAGGCTCGGGCGGAGCCGCTGAGGGAAGTGGTAGAAAACATGCGGCATGCGCTCGATGCGCTACAGGAGAAGTCATAATGAATAACTTTGAAACTTTCAATATTGATGCACTGGAACCAGATGAATTGAAAGTTTGGATAGGTGCGCTCATGGCCGAACGTCGCGCATGGCGGGCACGCGCCCTCAAAGCCGAGGCCGAGCGGGAACCAGTATCCTCCTCCGAGGAACGCCCAACAATGGCGGAGGTGCCGAAGCGCGACTTCGCCAAGAACTACCCCGCTGACCCCAACGCCCTCGATCCTCGCTGTGAAGCCGTCTTCAACGGGGAGCGGTGTGGACAGCCGAACGAGGCGAGGGACGGGCGGCATTCCGGCCACATTCCAGACGTCCACGACGCGGATATGTCCTGCCACCCGTACCAGTCTGAGCCGGTGAGCGAGTCCGACGCTGCGCTGCGAGCCCTGTTCCAGCCGCTGGTCAATGAGGGGACGCCATTCAGGCCCGAGTACCTGCAAGTGTTCTATCGTCCGCTCGGTGTCCCTAAGCCCGCTCCTGAGCCCGTAGAGGACGAGTGCCCTTGCGCGTGCTGTTCCCGTGCGGATTGCAACTGCGGTGACTACTCAGAGGATGAGCAGTGCGAGTGCCAATTCTGCTCCGCGCAACTCGATGGATGGTCGCGCACCGAGCAGGTCGTGCTTGGCGAGACATTCGCCCGCTGGAAGGGCCGTGGTGCTGGCTGGACTGTTCGGGCCGATGTCCCGCTGGCCGTAGAGGAGGCCATTCGTGCTGAGGCTGAACCCGATACGGCGGCGCTGATGATGTCGATAACGCATCGGTGGAATCAGTTGTACGACGAAAACGTCCGTCTGCGCGAGGCTCTGGTGCACATTCGAGACCTGACCGACCCGAATCACGCCGAAGTCATCGCCCGTCGCGCCCTGCGGGTTACGAGTGTTAATGAAGCGACTCCCGAAGAAGGAAATAAGGTATAATACTTGTATCTCCCATTGTTATATCTTTATGTATGATTCATATTTGATGATACAGTGTGTGTCAGGGCTTGACAGGATGATATGGTTTTGTTACAATGCTGTTCCAATTGAAACAAGCTGAGGCTAAAGCATGGCAGTAGTTACTTTTGACAATCTCTGGCCTAGTAGCTCCACTATTCCTGTTTACACAGGGCATCCAGTAGCTGCCCAAGCATTACTTGACACCTATAACTCTATTGCTTATACATTAGGGGTTAAAAGGGAAGGCTTAGTACTTGCTGGTGGGGCTGTACGAGACACCCTGGCTTCGTTTGAACAGGACAGGGTTATTCCGGTTAAAGACTGGGACGTATGGCTACTAGGATGCACAGCAGATGTAGACTTTATGTCTAATCTACTGGCCAATAAGTTCCCACAATTGGTAGTTAATAAACCTAAAGTTCAGGAAACCCCTGAACACAGTCCCTATGATGGGTTTAGTGAAACCTTTCAAAGCTATGGTACCTATCTTATAGCAGGACTACCTGTTAATGTTATGGGGACTAGCGTTCTTACACCTGAGGGTGTCGTCCATGACTTTGACTCCTCACTTAATAGGGGATACCTTTGGGATACCACTATTAATGTTGAGGATACACTGAGAGGACTTCGTTCGGGTGTCTACGACGTGGCTCCTAGGGGGGACACGATAGGTCTCCTTCAGCGTTCAGTTCGCATTGCGGATAAGCTGAAGTTAAAGCTCCGCGCTGGAGATGTTGAGGCCCTGGTGAAGGCCGATGTTAGCCTGTGGTCTGAGGATGATGCATTGCTGTTTGGCTATAGGTGTTTCACCTTAGCAGATGGCCCCGCTAACTCTAGCGTGGCCCTTAGAGGTAGCTATGGTAGTATCTGGTCTGACAAAGTTTACGAAGCTAAATGTGCTAGTATCCGCGGAAAAAGCTTTGCTTCGCACTTTGCAACAGATAGATGTAGTTGTGGTGTCTGGTCATATAAGGGTGTACCGGAAGCTGATTATCTGAATAAGGCTCATGTAGTAGCTATGGGAACCCCCTATGGGATTGTTAACGAGTATGACTATGGTTGGAGATCAGAAAAGTTTGAGCTTGTTAAGCTGTGGTTAGTTGTAGACCAGCTAAAAATTGCGTACTCATTGAAGGACCTTACTAGTATGCTACAAATAAAGTATCAGTGTGAGGTGGAGCTGACTACCCGTTACATGATTGAGCGACTAATCAAGCAAACAGAGCCGTTGAGTGTGGCCCCACCTAGAAGATTGAAGGGAAGGTTCTAATGGGTGACCTGGGTAAGCATGTAAAGATTCGACGTGTAAGGGAACCTATTAAGGCCCCAACTATCGTTCCGGTAAAGGCCCCAGTACATGAACCTGTGCCGGTGAAGCGATGAGCATAGATCACGTCTGGGCAGACTGGAACTACTTAAAAAGTATGCCCAGAGTAAAAGCTGTTCGTACAATGAAACTGCGCATGATGATTAGGGAGGCACTTAGTGGCACTACTTCAAGTCCTGGACATTCCACCGTGGGCGAAGGACAGCAAGAACACTCCACTTAATATGGCTGACATTATGGAAGCTCAAGATGTGGGGTATGAAGCGCTCATTGTTAACCTTCACACAGGAAAGCTTACCAATCTAGGTGCGGTAGAATCCCTACGTAAGGCTCGCCTACGTGGGATGGAAACTGCGGCCTACTTCGCACTGTCATCTCAAAATGGAGCATGGCATGTTGGGGAGGCACTGAAGGCCGCTGGTAGTGAATGGGAGAACCTGCGCTTTGTAGCCATTGACGTTGAGCTCACTTGGGTTACACCGCAACAGGTTAGGGACGCAGTTAGGGAGGTTACCAGACTTGGTGCGCGCCCAATTATTTATACTGCCAACTGGTTCTGGAAGCAGCACTTTGGAAATAGTACTGAGTTCAGGAACCTCCCACTGTGGGACGCTGACTATGATAACGTCGAGAGGTTTGACCCTTTCCCCACCTATGGGGGATGGACAGAAAGGGTAGGCAAGCAGTATACTAATGAGGCTAGGGATGTAAAGTTTATCGCTGACGGTAACGTCTTCGATGAGAACTGGTTTTTGGCCTGGCCTAAGCTACAGGGGTTTGACCTTACTACTGACATCAGTGCATTTGCCCAGGAAGCTGTGGCAGGAAGGGTTGAGCCTGTGGCTGCGTATACAAACAAGGAAATCTATCAGTTCACACTGGAACGATGATAGTGTTAAGTTGGGTGATGGAGCTACTGAGCTTTATCACCCTAGCCCTGGGGTCTATGCCAATAGAGGTAACAGTCGAGGGGGAAGGCGGAACAGCATCCGCATTGCAATTCGCTCCCTTGACTTCCCGGGAACAAGTATATGAACTGGCACTTGAAGTGTCAGGTAGTGTTGAGTTTGCAAACTTTGTGGTACCTGTTGCTTGGTGTGAAAGCCGCTATGATGGGACACAGGTTAATAAGCAATCCTTTGCTACAGGATTAATGCAGATTCACCCTATACATGAGTCCTGGATAGAGGACCTAGGGTATAGTTGGGATGAGGTTAGTAATAATAGAATAAACTTAATCATAGCTTGGCATCTGTACCAACTCAATGGGACGACCCCTTGGAAGGCCTGTTTATGAAGAGCCTGGAACTAAAGTGCTCATCTTGTAGATTCAGCCGACATGAAGAGTGTCCTAAAGTTTGGTCAGTGGTCAGGTACAATGATACTGAACCTACCTTTATGGTGTGTAGTTGTTGTGGAGATGACTAATGGGAACATTGCTGTACTTCAAGCATGCTGATGGGGTTAGGGAGCGCCTGTTCCTTCTTGTAGACGACGATTGGGATGATGTGATTTCAGCGCAAATAGCTGACGGGTTCGACCTTGTGGATGAGGTTGAACTCCCTGAGTATGACCTCCGTGGGTGGCCTACCGATAGGCCATTTGACAAGTAATGAGTATATCAGTCAAGGAACTTCGTAGGCGTATCCTTGACCGACGTGGGCTTGAGGTAACACATGTAGCAGGAGCTGGTGGGCTAACCAAAAGACCTAAACTACGTGTACTTAATGAGCGACACAGTATGTCACTTACCTACGTCGAGGAATACTATAAGTTACCTATTGAGGAGGTATTAGCTAAGTATAAAAACCAGGACATAATGAGGGATACTGGAGTGAGTAGAACTACACTTTGGAGATGGAGACAGCGGTTGAGTGCCTGAGCCTAGAGATTTAAAAGAATTTCTAAGTTGGGAGCCACCGCCACTTCAAGCAGTTATCAGTGATGGGCTACTCTTTCAGGGGTCTAAAGGTGTTCTTTACGGAAGATACAAGTCACTGAAATCCATGCTGGCTATTTATTTAGCTTTGGCGGTTTCGAAGGGGGAGACCTGGCTAGACTTCACAACACCTATCATGGGTGCCAGTGTCCTGTATCTTCAACTTGAGCTGCCTGAGCCCATGCTTCAGTCACGTATTAAGAAGATGCTACAGGGGGCAGAAGAAACGAAACAAAAGGTATGGGTGTGGAGTGAGTATAGTTTAAAGTTAGACAACGAGGGCGGGTGGAATAGGCTTTACAACTACGTAGATGCCATGAGGCCTGAACTGCTAATCATTGACCCTATATATAAAGTTATGCAGGGCAACATTCTTGATTGGCGTTCAGTACAGGACCTACTAGACGGTATCGATAAACTGTTAGGGCATTTCCCTAGTATGGCAGTAGTATTAGTAAGCCACACTCGCAAACAAGGTGACACCGAGGCACGAGGCAGTGACGATATGATTGGTAGTAGCGTCATTAGTGCCTGGGCGGATAGTATCATAAAGGTGGAGAGGAAGTCATGGGGTGACATAACAGTGAGCTTTGATATAGTGCGGCACGCTACAAAAGAGTTAGCACCGCGACACTTTTCCTTCGATGAAAACACAATGCAGTTTTTGCCTAAGTTGACTTTAGGGAGTCCAAATTGACCACTGAAGGCCGTCGTCCACTGTCCGCTGACCCCCCGCAGAGCTTTGAGCCTGATGTCACTGAGTTCTGGGGGGTGTTGAAGGAAGTGCGAGACGTTGATGAGGCCAATAGGTTTGGGGGTGAGGGCGCAAAGCGACGTGTGGTATACTTTGACCACACTGATATTGAGGTGATTTCCTCGCGCATTCCTTTCCCGTTTCCTACGTTTAGCCCGCGGATTAATTATTCCTCGGCTAACAACCAGCCCTGGTCTGTGTTCACGGAAAGCTTCCGTGTAGCCGCTCCGTCAGGTGAGCGTGACCTCTATGCGCTTGAAGGCAAGCGGGTTCACTGGAAGTATGGTCAGGCTACACTCCGTCAGAACCTGGGTAGCCAGGAGTCTCCAAAGTGGGAGGACAACACTGACGCAAAGGCTTGGCAGATTGTGGAGGTTGAGGGCTGGGGTACAGCGTCGGCTGTTCAGTCCATTGATTTTGAGCAGGTCATCCTTGATATGGCCGAAGGCAAGACTGGCAACGAGTTCATGCAGGCTTACTATTCGGACAACTCTATCCGGGGGCACAGTGGTTACACTGAGGCTACTGAGAAGCTTGCCCGTGGTACGCTGTTGAAGGAACTGGTTGAGGCTGGTAAGCTCACCGTTGATGGTGAGGGGAAGCACAGTAAGGTCTAATGGACGAGGCGTACACCTTTATGCTCTCCGCCCCGTTTATTACAGCGGGAGTGGAGTTGATTAAACGAGTCGTGCCTATGATTAACGGCAAGATTACACCAGCGTTGACTTTGGCTATCACCACATCTTGGGGTGGAGCACTTGTGCTCACCGATAGGTTCACTGGTGACGTCGCTGAGTTTATTGTGGGTGTAGTGGTTGTTGCCTCAGCAGCTATTGGCTTCAATAGCACCTGGGACACGGCCAAGGAGTAGGTTATGCGACGGTAGCTCAACGGTTAGAGCACTGACCTTATAAGTCAGCGGTTACAGGTTCGAATCCTGTCCGTCGTACCAAGCCGAAGTGGTGGAATGGCAGACACAGCTGACTTAAAATCAGCCGCCAGTAATGGTATGAGGGTTCGACCCCCTCCTTCGGCACCAGTACGTGAAGTAGCAAGGTCAAAGCTGGATGGGCTACCATGTGAGCTAGGAGGATGAGGCTCACACCATTAGGGTTTTCGTCGGGCTTAACCTCCCCAGGTGGGCCTGACTACTACCAGAGGTCGGGTGGGTGAAGGGTCATACATATCCTGTCTATTCCGGTTACAGGGCTCTGTAAGTGGAGGCGATTGGGTGGCAGTTTCATGGGGATGCTCACTGTCTCGTTGACTCCAACCCACCGGGCCTCGAAAGTTAAAGATGATTAGAACACTGTATTATACAGCTCCAGAAGAAGTAAAAATAGTTGTATTAATAATAGTTGCTTTTAGTTTGATCTACTACTGGCAAAAGGCTAAACCATGAAAGCTACTAGAGTTCCTGCCCATGAGGATAAGTTACTCAGGCAAATGTGGGCCGCTATGGCGCGGGAACAACAGGAGGCTCCTGGGGTTACCTCCCTGATAGGGTGTCTCACAAAAGCTTACTATCAACGGCAAATGCTACCTCAAATGCCTGAACGTAGGACACTTATGTTCTATGTTACAGGGCTGGCGTTTGAAAAGACATTGCTGCAAGGTAGTCAACGTCCCACTGAGGGTGTGTTAGATGGAATCAGCTTTCACACTGACCATGTAGAAGTTAATGCTGAGTTTTATGAAATTAAGAGCACTCGAAAAAGCTCTAATAAGGGTTTCGAGGACCTTGGCAAGAACTGGCATAAGCAGTTTCTTTCCTACATGAAAACCACTGGTAGGACTGACGGGCACTTTGCTATATTACACCTCATGGGAAACTATGCGCCGCCCTTTCCTGATCTAATTGTGTACCATGTGGAAGCTACGCAAAAGGAAATTGATGACAACTGGGACTGGATGCTGGAACGGCTGGCTATACTTAAGACTCACGAAGAAGCTAAGTTAGCACCAAAGCAGTACAAGTACCGCGTGGTAGATTGGGGTGGGGCCGATAAGGACTTTGAATGTGGGGACTGTCCATATGCTGCAATGTGTAGCATGAGAGAGCAGGGATTACTCTAATGGAACCCTGGCTAACTGTATTTACGGTACTAGTATTAGGGTCTGTAGTTGTTTACCTGATGTGGAAGTAACATGCAGTGCCCCTGTTGTTTAGCTGAGGGCGGGTATGAATTAGCTTTCCATATCTATACCTGCGACACTTGTGGGGCCTCTTGGCATAAAGCCTCACAAAGTGAGCAGTTCAGATTTCTACACTACTTCAAAAACAGGGGGCGTTGGGTTTTTCATAGTGTGAGGAATGATGAATGTCAGATACACTGATCCCTTTTCAACGAGGTGAACGGAACCCACTTCCTGGGCGTCGTTCAGGGCATAGCCGAAAAGTAAAAATTGGAGGTGCCCCTAGTCTATACATCATCTTTGGGGAGTACCCTGATGGGTCACTTGGAGAGATATTTCTTACGCAAGCTAAGACAGGTACTACCCTTCGAGGCGTCATGGAGGGCTTTGCTAAGATGGTGTCTATTGCAATTCAGTACGGGACACCGCTGCAGGAAATCATTGACAGCTACAAGAACACCATCTTTGAACCTAACGGAATCACCACTGACCCAGAGATTAGAAGCTGTTCCTCCGTCTTTGATTATATCGTCCGTAGGATTGAGATTGACTACCTTGAGGGCAAAGGTGCAGGTGGCCCTGGACTACGAGGGAATGTGGGCAGTGATGGACTTGATAGCCGACAGCCCGGAGGATTACCACATCTTGGAGACGCAATGGCAGTCGATGGAGATGATGACAGGGGATGAGTTTTTAGACAACGCTACCTGTTCTCCGCATGGAGTAATGGGGTGTCTGACTTGTAAGGGAGACTTGTTTTGATTCTAGGCATTCAGGGTGAACCGGCTACTGCAAAGACCACTATGGCCTATACGGCCCCAGGGAGGGTGGTGGGGCTGAGCTTCGACCTAGGGGCTGACCGGGCACTGTTTGGGAAACAGTATGATGCCTTGTTTAAAGAAAAGAAGATAGGGATTGTTCCCTATAAGAAGTCTCTATTCAACCCTAGCACTGAACCGGCAAAGTTCAAGGCTGAAGTATTAGGGCAGTGGGATAATGAGCTGGACATTCAGGTGTTTGAACTCCCACAACCTATTCAAATGGACTCTAATAGAGTGTTCGGGAATAGTGAGCTTTGGTCGAAGGCAATGGTGCTGTTGGGCAGAGTTGTAGAGGATGAGACTGTTCGCTCCTGTGTACTAGATACAGTGACGCTGGCGAGGCGTATTAAAGCGGATGCCTATTTGCAGGAGTTACAAGAGAAGCAGTTGGTAGGGAATAAGGATGAGAGTAAGCTCCGCAAGCAGCTTATCCAAATCGAGTGGGGGCACCCTAACGACACTATCCGCACTATTTATACCATGTTCAAGGGCATTAATAAGAACTTGGTAACAGTTCACCACTTGACTGACGAGCGTGTAGATACTCCCAATAGGGACGGTATTATTGAGTCAAGGCTGACTGGTAAGCGTGTTATCAATGAGGGCAGTGTTGACCCGGAAAGGCTCTGGGACGTAGGTATCCAGACGTACAAGACTGGGGCTAACATTACTGCCAAGTATGTTAAGTGTGGCTTTAATTTAGACTTGGAAGGGACGCCTCTGGCTGGTATGGAGTGGAACATGATGATTAATCAGATTCACGGCAGCCTCGGGATGAGGCCTGAACTAGAACGAGTCCTTGAACGAGCAAAGTGACAGAATGATATTCCCAATGCTATATCAACATGAAGTGCAAAGTTTTTATCTTAAGTTAGGTGGACTAGACCACGGATTGAGGGACCGCAAAGCTTTCCTTGATGAAGAACGTAGAGAAGTGGATGAGGCGCTGGAGGAAGTTATGGCCAATAACTATGCCAGTGAGGAAGCAAGACTACATCTAGCTAAAGAACTTGCCGATGAGGTGTTTACCTGTTATGGATTAGCACAACGGGTAGGTATTGACCTTGACTTAGCCTTCCAGGCTGTATGCAAGAGTAACATGACTAAACAGCCCACACCTGAGGGTAAGATTCAAAAGGGGGCTGACTATCAGCCGCCCGACCTGAGGGGGGTGCTGTTCTATGGCTCAACCTAGACGGTACTATCCACCCCCAAGTGAGGACTTTGGGTGTGAGGCTGGAATGTATACTATTCCAGGCTGCGCGGAGTTACTGGACATTATGCCTAGAACTGCATATAGATGGGCTGAGCGAATACCTGACAATAGGCGGTATCACTTACCTAACGGACAACTCATAGTATGTTTGGATGACTTACTTGCTAGAGCTCCAAAAAGGCGTCCTGCACGCCGATAGCAATGAGCCCCATGAGATGTTTCAGGGACTAGGGCAGGCTGTCGGGGAACACTTTAGGATAGACCCGCTGAATGTTAATGGGCATAGTGATTATGCCTATATTAAGCTCGACGATACACAAAAGGAAATAGAGCGTAAAACTTGGGGTGAGGTGCTGCAAAGCGTGGACAAGGTGGAAGAGCAAATGCTGCGTCACCTTCGAGCGTTTCCACTGGCTGAGCATGTACTACTACTCGAGGGCATGGCACATAGTGTGGGGAGTAGACGGGTTGAGGTACTGAGGCCTACACGTAATGGAGTGTGGGTAGGTGGGCAGCTGTTTAACCAGGACTTAAGGGGAGTGTATGCGTGGCTATATCAGATGAGCCACTATATCACTGTTATCCCCACTATGGATAGATGGTCAAGCGCAACTGCTGTGACGGCTATGTTTGGCAGTGATCAAAAGGAAGACCACAAAACACTTAAAAGGCACATTGCTATTACTGACTTTAACCCTGACCCTGTGGTGCTGATTATGATGAGGATGCTAGATGGAGTTGGGGAGACTAGGGCGCTGGCACTGAAGAAAAAGTTTCCCACTATCTATTCGTTAGTGACGGCACGACCGCAGGACTTCATGGAAGTTGAAGGTATTGGGCCAACACTAGCGAGAGACTTTTGTAGACGTCTAGGGAGTCCATATGCTTAACTTTGCACCTGACTTTGAGCGCACTGATGAGGGGCTGATTAAGTTCCCTCGTGATACCACCTTGAGGCGTCAGGTACAGCCTGAAGAGGTAATGAAGCATCCGGCTAAGGCTAACATGTACCTGATGCTAGAAATCATCAAGACGTTCACTGAACCTGGCGACCACTTGGTGGACTGCTTCGGTGGGAGTGGCACTACTGGCATTGGTGCTCTGATGGGGCGCAATGTGACACTGGTGGAAATTGAGGATTTCTTCCATGCTACCCAAAAGAAAATGCGGGATGAAGTATGGACTGACCCTGCTTTCGAGGCTCCTAGGATTCATCCTTACTTTCTTGATCGTTCTCAATGGGGTAACCTTAATCTGGTACATGGTGACAACAAGCTGGTTCTACCTATCCCTTGTGACCACATGTACTTTAGCCCTCCTTACGCTAACGACTTGGATAAGTCTAAGGGTGGAGCCCTAAATGAGGATATCCAGGAAAGCGGCGACCTATATGTAGGCTCCATGCAGAACCTGGGGCGGATGCCAGAGTTCACTTATAGACAAATGATGGAGCGGCTCTATGTTAAGGTGGGGCATAGTGTTAGGGCTGGTGGTACTGTCACTATCACCCATCGTGACAGGAGTAGGGCTGGGAAGAGGGTTCTCCTGGCTAACTCCATTATTAAGGCCATGGTAGATAACGGGTTTACGCTATACAACTGGGCCCGTTGGGACGCACCGGGGAGCTTTCAAGCTAGGATTAATGAGCAGCGTGGGGCGCTTGTTATTAACGAAGAGGATATACTGACCTTTAAGAAACTTTCCAATGGCTGACCGAGTATTGAGGTTGCTCTACAACAACATCGTCTACATGGGGCCAAGTAATGAGGACGATGACGTACTGCTGGAGAGGCTTTATGAGAGGCCTTATGAAAGTGGTATCATTACTGCTGATGTAGAGACAGTGAGTACAGTCAATCTTATTACCCTGGGTATTGGGGTAAGTATTAGCGGCGATGAGGCCTACTACTGTCCAACTGTTCCTGTAGAGTGTGAAGAATTGCCCTTCTTTATGTCACTGTTGAGTGATAGTAGATTGACTAAGATCTACCATAATGCTAACTTTGACATAGGGGCATTAAGGAAACTAGCCTTTGATGAAGAGCTACCCTGGCCTGATGTAACTAATGTAGAGGACACGGCACTTATGGCCCATGTGAGTGGGCACAAAGTGGGACTTGAGACTGTGGCTGAGGAATACCTCGAACGTGAGGATATGTTTGCTATTAGTGACTTGCTCAACGATGCCCGTACTAGAATGGGTAAGAAAAAGGTAAACATGTTAGACGTGCCCTGGCTGGAGACAGCTAGGAAATGTCTAAATGATGTACTTAACACTTGGCAAGCATATGAGTACTTTCAGCCACTAGCTATTGCTCTACCTCAGGTATGGGACTGCTATACAACTGACATTGAGCTTTGGTCTAACCTTAAGCAGATGGAAACTATTGGGCTAGGGTTAGACAAAGAAGAGGTTGATAGACAGTTCGTGAGGCTGTCCACTCAGGTACGGGAGCTGAAGGAAAAGTACGAGTTCGAATACGGGTTCAATATAGGTAGCACTCAGCAGGTAGGTTTTATGCTGGCCTCCCGTGGACATATACTGCCACTGAACAAATCCCGTAAGGCGTTGAGGAGCGGTAAAGAGTTCCTAGTTAAGATTGATGATGAGCTGGCCAGGGATGCACTTGAGTATAGAAGTCTGTCGAAACTACTCTCCACCTACATTGTACCCTGGCGAAGTAGGGATAGGGCTTACACACACTTTAGGTTAGACCTCAGTACAGGTAGGTTAGGCAGCTTCGACCGCAACCTACAGAATGTTCCACCTGAGATGAGGCTAGTGTTCAAGCCTGACACTGGCGTATACACCTGGGCTGATATGAGCCAGATTGAGATGAGGGCCTTTGCCTATATAACAAAGGAACCTCGGATGCTGGCCAAGTATGCCAATGGGGAGGATATCCATCAGGACACTACTGAAAAAGTAATCATGCCCTATGTGCCAGGGCTAGACTATAATGGAGCTAGGAAGTTGGCAAAGACTTTTAACTTTGCCATGATTTACTATGGGGAGGCAAAGACCTTGAGTGAGCGTTGTGGGCTGCCCCTTGATGTAGCAACTAGGGCGAGACTCGACTGGTTGAACCTCTACCCCACAGGGCGCGACTGGATGGACCACATGTACTCTCATCGCTTCCCCTATGTCGAGGACATCTACGGTAGGCGTATGCGGATACCTACTGACGCTGAAGTGTGGGAAATGGCTGATGGGAATAGTTGGAAGTTTAAATCCCTAATGAATCATATTAGGCGTACTCAGGTAAACTTTCCAGTACAGGCTAGCGCGGCCTCGATTAACAAGCGCGGCATGAATATGCTGTTCGAATGGCAGATGCCCGTGAGGCTGCAGGTACATGACGAGTACCTCTGGGACGGAGCGGTAGACGTTCCTGAGGAACTCCATCATATTCACCCTGAACTAGAAACACCTTTTGAGGTCAAGCGTGGACCAAGGTGGGTAAAGTAGGTTGGTGTCGATGTGGGGTGGCGGAACCCCATTTTGATACGGCTTTGATATGGGATTGTCACGGGTTTCCACGGGTTCTACACCCGTCCCGGTATGGACACACACTAACCCGTATTAAACTGAGGAGACTGGCAAAATGGCTATCTATAGACGCTACTCAGAACAAGGGGAAAAATGTGCTGAGTGTGGAAAGGAGGGCTTTCCCAAGGCCCTTCCTAATCAAAAGTATTGTAGTAGAGCCTGCAAAAATCATGCGGCTTATAAGAGAAGACTAGCAAAGGATACGCTAGAACCCTCCTCTAATCATGATAACGATACCTAGGATAGTACCAATAAAGGCTGGGACGGCGAAGAGCGTAGTGAGGACAGCTAGAGCCCCACTCATGTAGGAGTTGCGGAGCTCTAGCTTAGTTACCCTACCGTTGGCTATATCCTGCCGTGATGTGATGCCCTTGATGTCTTGCTTTATTTCAAGGAAACCCGCATCAATCTTAGCCTCCAGAGACTGTATGTCGCGGAGGTTAATAGGTGATTCGTCCATCTAGGGTGTACCTTCAACTACAAGAATCCATGAGTAGGTTCCAGCGGCGTCCTCCAGACACATGTATACTTTATTTTGGGTGCTCGCCGCCTCGCGCACACCAATTGAAAGGAACTCGCGCTCCTTAGTTGCTGGTAATAGGTCAAACTCCGCTCTAGACATCACACGATCAACTTGCATATGCCCCTGCGTAATCTAGTCGGAGGAAACTGACCTCGACTATATCTACCCAGTGTTGATTGTTTTCATCAGTGACCTGTGCGTTGGCTTCCTTGAGGTCCACTATTTGGAATCTAGTTGTACGGGATTCCTCATAGTCAGGAATTGTGGCAGTTAGTATCGTACCCTGGTTGCGCCAGTTGCGAAGTTGCCGAAGCTGTTCACTGACATCTCGTCCTAACCGTAAACCACGTAGCCTTGAACGCCGGTCGAGGATAAGCTGTATAGTTACTATATCGACTGTACTTGGATGCGCATATCCCCAAGCCCAAAGTTCACGTAACTCAGGGCGGTCAGTTCCAACACCACTGTCTAGAGTGCCAGTGAGCTTGAACCGAAAGTACTGGGCCTTGGCGGTTGTAGGGGCTAGGCGCCGTACTCGCTGGAAGCCACTAAGGTTAGTGATAGCAGCTGTGCCTGAACCTGACTCTTGGTCATCAAGAAGATCGTTATAGGAGCCCTCCTCTAGGGCGTACTGTAGTGTGATACTTTCACTAGAGTCTACATCAAGTAGGGCCTCAATGCCCTGGAGATGACACTCTACGCTCAGGTCCCCTACAGGGTTAATAGCACCAGTTTCTAACTCATAGGTGGTACCAAAGGCATATAGGCTGTCGTCTATGTGGCGACCTCCACCACGACCTAACTTGAAGTAATACATTACTCCCCCTTGTCCTATAAGGACAGTAGGAAGTACTGGGACGTTTGTGACAGTGATGAAGCTACCGTCATCAATATTCCCAAGTCGGACTAACTCATGGTAGGGGTACTTGTAACCTACTCCAGGCTCCACCTGGGGATCACCTGCGGGGAGCTTGATGACAACCGTGGAACCACTATCTGCACGATCACTACAAAGTAGATAGATATCGTCACCAAACTGGACGCCACCATGAGTGTGGAAGCGAAAGTTAGGCTTACCCGTTTTTTCAGGGCCGACTGTAAAGGACTCCCCGTAGGTGATACGAAGGAGACCACTGTTGGACTCAGCCCATATGTAGCCGCGAGCTGTAAACAGGGACTTACAGTCACAGCCATTAGGCCAAATCTTTAGTTGGGGAGTTTGATTCTTGAACTCGGCTACTTCATCAGGCGCATAGATGCCGTCGTTCTTTTCCACCCAGGGCTCACCACCGTACTCGACGATAGATTTGATAGCGTAAGTGTCATCTCCAACAGCGTACTGGTTAGGGCTAGCGGGAACCCAACTAGATAGAGTCCTGGGGGAGGTGATGCAGTTGGAAAGCTTATTCGTAGACTCGCCACGGTAGAGCTTATTCCCGACTACGCCTAAGGCAATAGCGAACACGTTATCACTGGCTTGAGTCCAGGTATCCGTGGAAGCTGTATACTCCCATATCTTAGTGGACTCACCCATCGCTACAACTAGGTTACCCTTGAACACCTTGATGTCCACGGCTTCGGTGTCACTACCGAAATCCTTTTCAAGGGTTAAATTATAGGCTGCATCGATGCTGTAGCAGTAGCGTCCACCAACAAAGTACTCTTTGGAGTTAAGCTTGGCCGAAGCTACAAATCTTGGAGCCGGGGTGGAACTAAGGTAGGAGGTACCCCCATAGGGGAAGCCTCCATAGTAGCCGTTACTGTAGCCCCAGACAGCCTCAGGGGCCACTACTTCGGTAAGTAATGGTGGGGGAACTAACATACCAAAACTTACGTCAGCGTTTGCGGCCGCGTATGTCTTTTCACCTTTGAGCTTATCCCTACCTAACCCAGCTCCCCACTCATGAAGAGGTATACGCCACGGCTCACTTGGGTGACCTGGCTGCCATTGTTGTGGAGTTAGTGTAACCCCTTTACCCCCATTTTCAGTAGGGAGGATTATAAAGGGATACTCGGTGCCGTCACTAAGGATTAGTTCCTTGCGGGGCATTAGTTAGTCCTTAATACCCAAAGCAACCGCGAGGGCTTTTGCAAAGTCGGGGACGTTACTGTCGTCGTCAGGCCAAAGGGCCTTGGCTCGGGCTATACGGGAAGGGCGCGAAGTAATGGTTTCACCAAAGGTACGCTTTTCCTTATCCCAGACTCTACCGTTAGGGGGGCCGTCTACCTCGACAGCTTCGAACTCCTCGGGGAGTTCTTTTGGTAGGGTACTAGCGTAGGATATGGGCTCACCAGTTTCCTTGTTAATGAAAGCGTAGTGCATCGAGGACTCCTAGAAGTTAACGTAGTCAGACTTGTTGATGCAGATTAAGGTTAGCAGTGCTGTATTTGCACCTGCCTCAGCGTCCGCTATACGAGCTGCAACACGCTCACCAGCAAGGACTGAAATAATGGGTAGTTCGGATTGAACAGCTGCTACATCATGTGTTGAGTCGGTAACACCACTGGTATAAGCTTCACCCTTACTAACTTCACTAGCACCAGCACCTATACCTATATCCAACTGAACATATGACATATTAGTGGGGTCACTAAAAGCGGTAAGTATATATCCTAGGATATAAAGATCAGCAGCAGCCGCTGCTATCATCTCCACCCAAGCCCCATAGGTATTAGCCGAGGCACTTGAGGTTAGTGTGGACCCTGCAGCGGGCCCTGTAGGGACTAAGAAAGTACCTCCGCCACTGGCGCGTTTGCTACCTGTCATTGGGAGTTCCCTCCAGTTGCCACTACCTTCACTGATAAATCGGGCCACTTCATCGACCGCAACAGTACGGCTGGCTCCACCTGCTAATATGAAACTAGTAGCATCATGTGTTAACTGTAGTACACCCTCGAACTTAAGGGTAACTATCCTACCACGTTCACGAGCGGATAGGCTTTCGATAGTGGTGGTGCCAGTTATATCAAAGTAGTCTTGGTCAGTGTCCGGTAAGGTGATGTCAGCAGTAGATGCTATATCATCACCCTTAGAGTGCCCAAAGTCATGGGTGGTAGGGCCGTGAAGCCACGCTACACCACTTGCATGCTGGCGAGCGGTAGTACCCTCCTCGGCCCGTGAAATAGTGGCTGTGGTAGCTGACGAAGTGTGCGCTGTCACATGGACTATTTCAGGGTCACCAGCAGTACCCGCGGGGTCTAACACTATCGCCATAATGTCAGGCGATACTACCTCAGGTAATGAGGCAAGCTCGGCTGAGCTCAATGATGTACCCCCAATGGCTAGGGGGTTGTTAGTAATAGTACCATTGATACCAGCTGCGCGTTTTCTAGACATAAGTGTTCCTAGCGGTAAAATCCCCAGTTGTTAGGTTGGGCAAAAAGTTCCTCAAGACGAACTATCTGTAGACGCTGTTCGGCGTAGTACTTTTGTTCCCATCGAAGGGCCTCCTCCTTAACCCAGGATGAATCGAGGAGTCCTACGCTGGGCTGTTGGCGTAGATGACTGAAAATACGCCAAGCTAGGCAGGCTACTAAAAAGTTTTCATCGGCGAGCTTAGCATCGCTGTGGTCGTTAGCAAAAGCCTCTTCGTTGCGAGTCCCAAAGATTACTAGTGGCCCCTCGATGTTAGGGAACCGGGCTACGCGTAAGGTACCACGCCCAAAGGCATCATCTATAACATCATAGCCGTGACGGATACTACCTTGATAGTTAGGAGCGGATAGGTTGTTGCCTAGCATGTTATTGCGAAGCTTGAAAATAGCCTGGAGCTGTTGTCTATTCTTTAGCCACCAAGGTAGAGGGATACTAGAATCATGTAGGGAATAGAAGCACACCTCGTCTACATTGATGACGTCAGTAGTGGCCTGACCGATGAGTCTAATATGAACTGAGTCCACCCCGGAAGGGATAGCTATGTTCTTTTCAACTCGCGCAGGATATAAAGCTGTGTGGTCAATGTAGTCGATAAGGGTTCCCGCGCTGCTGTATAGAGCAACACGGGCAGTCTGTCCGGCAGTGGCTATTTGAACTAGGGCTGATAGGTGATAGGTATCACCAGGCTTAACGTTGATAGCAAGTGAGCGGGAGTACCCGGCTGCCTGACTTGGAGTTATAGCAAGGTAACGCTTACCCACACCAAAGGTAGTAACAGAGGTTTTTGCTACTGTGGCGTTGGATACTGTGTCCCAATCGGTAGTTGCGCTTTGCTCCATATCCCCATCGGGGACATTGGTAAGGATAGCCCAAGTGGGCAGGAATACATCTTGCTTAAGTATTTGGTCTAGGAAGTCTAGCACCAGGCTTGGGTCAGGAAACTTCCATAATTCGTACTCGTCCCCTGAGGCATAGGCAGTACCGGAGTCTATGGTTATAGTGCCGGTAGATGGGGCAAAGTTTGATATAGGGCGAATCTCACCTTGAGGCGCACCACCAGCGGCGCCTGCATCATAGGCGCAACGAGCCCAGCCACCTATCCACTCGGAGGCCACAAGTTGGGTTGACTTAAGTCTAGTGGTATCTACGATGGTAGTAGTTGAGCCCCCAGTGGCTGTACCATAAGCACCGAGACCTGTCTCACGTAGGAAACGCTTAAGGAAATGCCTACGTAGAATACCTTCTAATCGGTTGACTGTGGGGGAACTGTAGGTTACCATTAGGGTATATCCAGTGTCCCATCTTCGGATACTTTGATGGAATCGAAGTCAAGCTTGCCACTCTTGAGGTCTATAAGTGTGTCGTAGAGCTTGTTTCCTTTAATAGTGCTTTGAACAAGTTGTTCCTCAAGTTTACGGTTTTTAGCGTGTAGCTCTAGTATTGTAAGGAGTGCTTCACTATCGGCTGACATTAGGTAATACCATCACTGTCAGGGATAGTCTGTTCGGCTGTGGCAACTATTGCATTGCGTCGAGCCTCACGTAGCTCGGCTTTGAATATCATAATAGCGGCTTGGCGAGCGCCGGCTGCTGTTGCAGGAACCTTGTACTTTTCAGCAAAGTGAGCAATGAACTCGTCGAGGATGCTAGCAGTGATAGTGATGGTTAAGTTTGGCATGATACTCCTAAGGCTCTATTGCAACTTGCTGAGCAGCCCCTGACTGGAACAGTGCCATTAGCTGAGTCTTGCCAGAACCGTTATCCTGGGCAAATAGAGAAATTCGGTTGGCAGAGGGGGCACTAGGGGCTGTACGCTCAGCAAAAGTTATATAGTTACCATTTTGCATGGTAAGGACTTCCTCACCAAAGGAGTAGTCGTCTTGCCCATTTACTTCTAGAATGATAACATCGGCGCCTTTGGTGGCTATCCGCATACCTATGTTAGTGTCGCCACCCTCAGCGGATAACCTAACAAAACCGCTGGCAGCCGCATTTTCCATCTTGAACTGGTTAATAGCAGACGCAACGGCAGTAAAGGTTAAAACCTCGTTCCCGGCAGAGTCAAGTATACCTTGACCATCAGTTCCAAATTGGAGCTCACCAGTACTGAGAACTATGTTTCCACTTAATGTGCCCCCACTTATGGGAAGGCTCGCACGCTTAATTTTCATTACAGTTCCCGGTACTTGAAGTAACTCACACGGAGAATAGCGTCAGTGCCATCCCTACGGATAACACTGAAATTATCCATCTCGTGAGTGTTTTCTAGAGTAAGTGTATCCATATCGACGAGTTCGTGACCTACTGTTGCTGACGCAGGTAGACCGTCAATACGGAAGCGCACAGCTTGATCCTCGACGGTAACTTCAGCATAGTCTGCGACTGTCTGCTTGTTACGGTCAAGGCCTAGAACTGTGGTGCTGACTGTAATAGATTCGAAGTCTATGGGCTCAGCGATACGAGGACGGGTAGGGAGCGCTTTGAGAGCCTGGACTATTTGGCCATACTCAAGGTCGCCTACGGGGTATCGCTGTCGCTTATCGGGAGAAGGATTTGCCACTTAGTGGCCTCCGGCTTCATGGTGGAGGACGTATATCGCCCTGGCTATATGGAGGGCAGTTTTACAACTTGCCCAGGTTGACTAACTAAGCGTTGAGCACTGTTTCAATGTACTCAAGAAGCTGAGACTTGGTTAAGGACCTCAGGTTCTCAGGTACAGCCACAGCCGCCTTAGCTCGTGGGGCGCCTGCGTAGATGAGGACCACCTCCTCACCAACCACCTGGAGCTCTACATCAAAGTTTTCAGGCATTGTGTAGAACTCAGGGCTGATGCCCTTGGGGGTGAAACCAAGGACAAGCTGGCGAACACCAGTACTGTTAATAGACATTAGCTATTAACTAACTCGTTCTTGTCAAGCTCGGCCCAAATGTAGGTGTAGAGGACCTCAACAGTAGTAGTGGTTCTCGCTATCATAAGGGCAAGACTGGACGGCCCGTGGAGCATAACCATAGGGTCACCCTTGAGGATATTGTACTCATAAGGGCTAAACAGGTCGCCAGTCAGCCGGTGCACTGCGTCAATAACACGAACTTCGGAGACGGCTGCCATAGTAAGGGCAGCATCGCCGTCGTAGATAGCGGTAGTAGCGGTAGCCGCAAGCTCACTATCACCGCTACCCGGCACAGCCAGGTTACGAATAGTGGCTGCTAACGTGTCGCCACCGGCAGAGAATCCAACTGCGTCACTGGCATAGAGAACAATCTCATCACCAGTCTCCCACACGACTGCGGGAGAAACCTTAACCATGATGGGTACGACTACCTTGCTGGAAGGAACATCATGGAGAAGGAAAGGCTCGGTTAAGTCAATAGCGGTGTTGTTTTCAACAGTGGAAGTAATGACGGGAGCGTCGCCACCGCCAACACTGAAAACCTTGCCAGCGCGTAACCACTGGTCGTAAAGCTCTGCAGTAAACAGAGCACCACTACGAGTACCCTGCAATGTACGGGTTGGGCCACCGTCAGCGGAAACGCTGTAGCCCTGCTGCTGAACATTGATACCAATCTCAGTCACAGTAACTCCTCCTCAGGATAGGCCCCTCGGCCTAGCGACCTCGAATAATTACGTTGATTTTGAAGCGGGCAGAGCCAGTGGAAGCTATCTGGTCTACGTCAAAGGAGATAATGTCCCCTGCGCGAACTGAGGTAACCTGTGGTTCCTTAGCCTCGTCAAACATACCAGTGTCGCCCGAGAGCAACGTCGGTCGGTTAGCCTGGGTAGTGTATATAGTTGTCCCATTCTTGTTAACGTCGATGATGTCACTAGTGCCACCACTACCGGCAGTAGCACTGTCACAGATAACGTCCTGAATGGTGCCGTCTATAGGGCAGATCCACTCCCACTTTTCAGTACCTGTGGTGAGAGCAGCTGCAATATAGTGCTCAAGAACAACTATACCATTACCAAAGCGACCTGACCTTACATCGATAGGGAAGTCAGTCATCGGTTTCCTCGATGTCGGTTAAGATGGGAATATCAGCCTCCTCGGGGGATGCACCGATGGTAGCGAGCTGTGCCTTGTTGGACTCGAACTGGAGTACAGTCTGGGTAACAATTTGAGCTAACTGCATCGGGTCAATACCTTGGAGGGCACTCACACGCTCGATAACCTTTTCAATCTGCTTACCAACTGCACGGGCTCCCGCAGAGTCAATATGCATAGCTTTCACATGAAGTGAGAGCTCTACATCGTTGTTGAAGATGCGGTCAGGACAACCATATTCACAGGGGATACTAACCACCTGGATATGAGGCCTGAGGGCCTGGACGATGGGCAGTCTGTGCCAGCCGTAAGCTATAATCTGGTCATCAGGCATTTCGTGGAGGCCATTGTTCTTGAGGAGAAGCTTAAAGCGCGTCTCCCCATCGAACATGGAGCCACTGTCAGGGCGCCCCTTAATAAACCCGATGTCAGTTCCATAGGACTTATCCAGCGGAACTGCATGCTTACCCTCCATAAAGTTGGTATACTCAATGGCGGTGTAAGGTGAAAGGGACGGCCCTGTAGTTACCCACCCTTTCCTGTCACGGTGTCGAGAACAGGTAGAGGGGCAGGTGTGGAACTTCCAGTACTGAAGCTGACGATCCTTACTACGGGGGATCGCAGCTGAACTGAACGTGGAAAGTCCCAGTATCTCATTGACGAGCACTTCGTTAGAAGGTTCGGCAACCATTAGTCTATCTCCTCAAACTCGTTTAAGTCCTTAACAAACCCGTCTGCTCGAGCTTCACTGTCAGTGTCGTAAGTGATATCTTCAGTAATAACTTGACGGCACTCAAACCACATCTTGACTACATAGGCTACAAGGTTATCCGAGTAACTCGTAAGCCCATTATCAAGCGCTCTAGGTGAGGAACCGTCAAGTGCTATCTGAAGCTGACTCTTATCAACCTCAACAGGAAGATCACTCCTCCAGTGCCACCCACGGAGCTTGTTGGCATCAACAGTTTGTCGAGCCGTCCTACGTGCCTCTGCTTCTAGTATAGCAGGGAACATCGGCGAGGACTCGATTCCAGCGGCTAACTCAAAACGTGAGTTAACTTGCTGGAGTCCATAAGTGGCATCTGGAGCGACGTGAATGTAAGGCATTTCTAGGCAATCGTGTTCAGCAGAACCATCCAGTTGTCGGTAGCAGTGATATTACCGGGGGTCTCATCGTAGCGGTCCACTTCGGCGTAGCCGTAGACCTGATGTGCTCCAATAACGTCACTAAGACCCAGGGCACGCATTTCAGTAACCATCTTAGGTGCCTGCGCCATAATAAGGGCGATGGACTGATGGAACTGAAGCCACGACTCAGACTGGCCAGCACTCGGGGCACGGGTGAGGTTAGTCTGAAGGACAGGTGCACCAAGGATGTTACCAACCTTAGCTTCCTGAACAGCCTTTGGGTTATCACCCTGGTAAAGCTGGCTGATGAAGATGTCCTGCTTGAGAAGACCTGCAATGGCGCCTGGGGACAGGAACCACGTGCACTTGTTGTTCAGGCGAATACCGGCCTGAGCCATTTTCTTCCAGGCAGAAACAAGGTCATCATAGACGAGCTCGACACCAAGGTTGCCCTCGGACTGTGAGAAGTTCTGTGGCAGGGTGGCAAGGTTAACGTCGAGGCTACGCCCGAGGGAATAGCCAAGTGTGCGCTTCATTTCACTCTTGAGGGCAGTGTTAGAAAGAAGCTCAGTAATGGACTCAATCTCGAAGCCCGCTACCTGGTTAACATTGACAGTGACCTGCTGCTCAGTGTCCGTATAGACGGAAGGCGTCCAGTCAGTACCTGCAGTCTTAGTCTGCGTCTCAATGTTGGGTAAGCGCGGGACGTGGTAAACATCACCAAAGCCAGCAAACTTCCACTGACGAAAAACCCTGGGGGCGATAACGAGCTCAAACTCCTGAGCTCGAATAACATCCTTGGGCCACACTTCGCCAATGTGCATTGCGGCTGTGGTAGGGGTCATAGTACCAGAAGCCATTTTAATTCCTTAAAGACTATTTATAACATCTTCGGAGATACCACTAATGCGGCGCTCCTTGATAGCTCTCTCATAGTCATCTTCAGTGGGGAAATGTCGCTCGAACACATCAGGAGTCATAACCCTAATTTCAGCTACTGTGAATCTAGGGCCAGTGGCTCCACTGCTAGAAGAACTCATATCAGGGGTAGCGCTATCTCTTGGTGGAGAGGGGGGAGTGGCAGTCGGGAGGACTACTGCCTGACTTCCCCCCTCAGCAGGTACAGCTGCTCTGGTAGCGGGGGCAACCGAGCGCACTGTAGTCATGATGTCAGCGTTAAGCATAGCAAGGCTAGACTCTACACCAATAGGGTTGCCTTTGGCATCGTTGTCGTAACCGCCAGAGGTGAGCTTGTTTAGGAACTCTTCTGCCTTGTCAGGGGATAAGCCCTGATTAATAGCAGCCTCTAGAGTCTGATTGACGATACGCTGGACAGAAAGCGCAGCTTCCTTGGCTGACGTTGTGTCCGGCTGGCGAACTCTATCACGCATAGCAGCAAAGGCAGGGTCACTACCTGCCCGTGCATCCCTGTCCTTTTCAGGAACAGAGTTTACTAGGTTTGTCTCACGCTCACGCTGTAGACGCTCCAACTGAATCTGAGTCTCACGTATCTTGGGTTCGTACTGAGTGCGGGCCTTCATGCCTACCATTGAGTTGATTACGTTGGCGACCTTGGGGTCACTTTCGGTTAGACGCCGAATAGAGCCGTAGATGTCGTCAGGGTCAATCTCAAAAGTAATACGGGAAGGCGCCTGTGGCTCGTTGTCAGGAGGCGTGGGGTCAGACGGAGCGACTATCACATCCTCGACAAAGTCAAGGTTGGATAGTTCCTCAGTACTGTCCAGCGCCCCAAACTCGTTAGTCACTTACTTCTCCTTAATGGGAATGATATGAGAGAGGTGGATAGGACTGCAATGTGTATCATTTACCTCATATTATGACGCCCCCAATAACTGATTCTGTTCCATCGAAAGCATAGTGGAGGGGTCAACAGGTGAACCTGTTATTTGAGCGTAGTGTTGGTAGTACATATTGGGGTTAAACCAGGTGAATAGGTGAGGGTATAACGCCTCCATCTGGGCGACTTTGGGGTTACGAAACTGAGCTAAGCCAGCATTGCCTACGTCCATGCGGACACTGGCGGGGTATCCCCGGAGGACCTGGAAAGCGGCCTGCTGGAAGGACATCTTGGCGAGGACAGGATTTAAGGAACGTTCAGCTGAAACTCTACGACGAAGGTCAGTAATGACGGATTCGTCTACGCCTGATACCATACCGCGAAGCTTTGGCATGTTGAAGTAGTTGAGTTTCTTTAACTGGTTTAGGTTGTTAAGGTAAGCTGTCTCCAGTGGGCTCCGACCGACTAGCATGTAGTCCTGAACGTAGTTATAGGCACTCTCTCCGTTGACTGATATCCACTCAACTAGGGCTTTGTCGAAACTATCACTAACGATGTCCCCTGTAACAGGGTCACTGTTAGACTCGAATAACTGGAAGTAGGAGTTAATCCAAGACTCCTGTTGGTTTTTAGGTGCACGAGGTTCACGGGAGCGGAAGATGGTGTCGAGACGGATACGCTGTTCGCGGAGCAATGTCTTGCGAGTCTCACGCCACTCGTCTAAGGTGATTTGGTTAGTGAGGGCTCGCTGGTCATTCATAGCGGTACGAAGCTTTATATCTCCACGAACTGAATCACGATAGATAGTATCCTCACGAGTACCCTTGGGGTAGTCCTCAGGGTGGGATGCTAGATAGTTACGACGGTCAAGGGGGTCATTAGGGTCTAACCCCTGGGCCTCCATACGAGCTTCGAGGACTTCCCCAGGAGTTTGTGGGGAGGACTTAACGCCGAGGACGTTAAGGGGAACTGTCCACATAGGCTGGGAACCTAGGTCTTTGTAGGAGAATGGGGTGATAAGGTTGGGGATAAAGTTAGCTGCTGTAACCTCGTCTCCCATGAAGTCCTTACCTGTAAGAAGGTCCCAAGTGATGGATACTATAGGGGAGGACTTACTACGAAGAAAGAATGCTGTACCTTCCTGTGGGTCTTGGGCCATACGAGCCACGCCACGGATAAGGCTGTCCCAGGTGGCAAGGAGGGAGATGTCCTGTCCGCCTATGTTCTTGATGCGCATAAAGTTGGAGCTTCGAGGATCCCACATCTCGTGGGAATACTCGCCGGTGGCTATGTTGGCACCGAAAGTCAGGGCTGCGGCTATGCCCAAAAGGGATACGATGGACTTGCGAGCGATGTCACCCTCGATAGTGCCTATCTCGAAAGCCTTGACTACAGTTTCTATTTGGGAGGTGAAGAACCTAGGTGCGAAAAGGAACAGCCCACTGTTGGGGCCTAGGATTTGAGTGTCGCTGTGACCACTGATGCGATTGGCACTGTGGATGATTTGCTTTAACTGGTCGTCGGTTAGGCGGGTACCACCACGTAAGTTGAACTCGTTAAGTATAATCCCTATACGGGCAAGGTCACCAGTAGCGTGGAATAAGCGCTGACTTTGGGCAATGATGGGCTTAGTGGCTAACTGGCCAGTAATGGATATGTCGCTGTCTAGAGTCGTGGAAGATACTTGCAGCCCATTCTTGGAAAGCCACTCGATGTTAAGTCTAGGGTCAATCTGCCCCCAGACCTGATTATGGCGGGAAAGGAAAGCTGTCATATGCTTTTCGTCTAGCATATGGAGGTAGGAGTCCTTAAAAATGGTCTTTATGGCGTCAGTGTTTCCACTGAGGGCTAGACGTGCCATAGGCATAAGGGCCTGGATACCGAAGCCACTGGCGTCAGCCGTTGCCCACATAGACTTGATTAGCTGGTTGAAAGCAGTAAGGGCATCCTTACCGTTATACAGCTTCTTGGGAGGTTGAGGTACCCCATCCATTCCAGGTTGAGTGGCGCCCGTGTCAGTCCAGTGTGGTGGAACACCGCTGCCGCCTGAACCTTCGGCCCCAAACATATCAGGGGCGTAAGGGAACTTTTCCTCAGGAAACTTTGTGGGTCCTCCTGGGGTAGGTATATTCATAGCTGTGCCGGGCTTAGTAACGCCCTCAGCGTACTCTACCTCACGTCTGAGTAAGTCTTGAGAGGTAGGAATACTAGGAGGAGTCTCCCCAAATCTAACTGGTGCCGATTGAGGGGGATATAAGGCCGTATTTTCAGGCTCAAAGTTTAGAGGATTACGTGGAGGATTAGCCATCGCCGAACCTGTCGGCGTAATCCCTTCAGCATAGACGCGTTCGTTAGCAAGGATATCTTCGGCTGTAGGTACTCTTGGGGGAGCTTCTCCAAGTTGAGTAGCAGACGTTACATACCCACCTTTCCCGTCTGGTTGGCGATAGCCAGCTTCAGGACCAAATAGTTCATCAGTATAAGGGTAGGCTCGCTGGAGGTCGTCCAGGATAGTCTGGAAACTAGGAGGAAGCTGGACGGCATCTATTTCTTGTGCAATAAGTTCACGGTCGTGGACGAGCTCAGTGGAGGGCTTACTTAAAGTTGGGTGAGTAAAGTTGGCGCGTGGGGGAGTGTTAAGCTTAACCTCCGCAGGTACAAGGCCTGCCTCGTCAATGAAGCTGTCGATGATGCGGGAGACTAGCTCCTTCTGGGAACCCTGGGTGGGTAGGCCACGCTTTTCAGCCGCAGCCTCAAGGGCACTGCGGGAAAGCTCCATAAACGCTCCCTCGTATTCACGAAGGATATTGATGGGGTTAGGGGGACTACTGAGGTCCTGGTCAATGTAGGTTGCGACGAGGGTACGTAACTCGTCCATGTTGTCGACGAGCTCGAGGCCGTAGCTGAGCGCCTCACGGACTACCTCGTTGTCGGGTAAGGCACGGAGACGAGTAAGGATAGAATTGCGTCTATCCTCACTTTGAATGTTCTGGCGGGTTTGGGCGCCGCTGATGTTGGGGAGACCAGCTTCGCCTTCGACGACACCTAACTTAGATCCACCTTCGGCCTCTTTGAGAGCTTGCATTAGGGCTGTCGCTAAGTTAGATACAGAGAGTTTATCCTGAACACCACTCTGGAAAGCCTGACTTTCCTTTGAGTTTAGCGCAGCAACGTTTCCCAGATAGGACTCAAAACCGTAGGTATTCTTGAGCTTTTGCTGTATACCCGACTGAAAAGCCTTCTGCTCGGCGGCACGTAGCCACTCCATAAAGTCAAAGTAGTCCCTACCTAATTGAAGTAAACCTTGTAACTCTGAGTCACTTAGATTACCCCCACCGATATAGGTAGATGCCTTCTGCCAAAGTTCCTGGTAGTCGTAGCCCTTGTCGTCAGCAAACTTAGCGAGGAAACTAATATCATCAGGGTTGAGCCCAAGTTGCTCCCAACTTAGTTCAGCATAACTTTGTGGTATAGGCATGGATTCAGGTGAAGTAAGGGCCTGGAGAACCTTAGGCTCTAGTTGGGGACGACTTAATACAAGTAGCTCATACTCCTTGTGATTAAAGTCGGGCAGTCCCGTTACTACATCCTCAATAGCAACCTGTCTACGGGCGATGCGAGTAAGGTCATAGTCCACGTCGATACCAGCCCCAAATCTTATATGTTCAGGTACTGTAGTTGAACCAAAGTCAGCGGCAACTTTAGGGCTAAGGCTGTAGGACTGAATTACTTGAGGCTTGAAGAACTTAGACTGAGTAAGATTTTCACGATGGTAAGGGTCTGTAACAATACTCTTAAGGTCGGCAAGAATTCGCTTGCGCTCACTTAGGGTAGCGTTCGGATTCTTTTGTAGGGCTCTCTTATAGGCACGTCTAACATACTCATTGGCCTGTTGAGCCTTGAGCTCAATCAGATGCTTTTCACCACGGTAAAGGGTGATAGTCTTACCGTCGGGACTGATGGACTTAAGGTATTGGCGTAGGAGATCACCGTGCTGGTATAGTTTTTGCCCGAATCTGTTGCCCTTTTCAATGGCGTCTCTAATAGGGTAGGCATTCATACCTGACCAAGCATGGATAGCATCACTAATCTCATGGTCAGGAAAACCATTTACATCTACGGCATTGTAGCGTTGATAGTAGGTATAATCGGTTCCCTGATACAAATGGGTATTAACAAAGTCAACGAAGCCGTCCAGTAAAGCTTGATCAGTTTCAGCTATAGCTTCCCTTGCGGTAACAATGGTGCCTACTTCAAGACTAGCAGGTGTACCATCTGGCCCCCAGATTTCATAACCTTCGCCGTGAGAATAGGCCTCAAAGGTGCCCATCTTGATACCGCCAGGGCGGGTAAAAGTGTTCCAGGCACCATTCTTGATGCCCTCGCGGATACTGTTGCGAATAAGGTTGGCCGAAATTATAGCTAGGCCACCGGCAGCTACGCTGGAACCAAACGCCACTGGCATATCGGCGCCACGAGCTTCGGCTTCGTTATAGGCAGCCTGACCTGCGGCTCCTAGTAGAAGCTCATTACGGAAGGCTTCTCCTGGGGTAGAGCCAATGGGCTCGACGATGTTGGCGGCAGTACGACGCCCTGCCTGTACAGCAGCCGAACCTAATTGCTTATTGCGGATAAGGTCGAGAATAGGTACCTCGTTGGCCCCACGAAGTACAGTGGAGATCTTAGGCCCGAACTTGGCAAGACCAGCAGCAGGGATCACGTTGGCAGGGTCAGTGACTGCCTGAGCGCCAAAGGCTAATGGACGACCTACAACAGGAATCTCAGACAGTTTATCTATACCTGCCCTGATTGGGGCGGGCCTCCACCCCAGTGCAGTACTAATAGAGTCCCAAGTCCCCGAGGCTTCATCAAGCTTTTCATTGAAGTAATCATCTATATCCTTAAGATACGAGCCCCCAATAAGATTACCTGACATCAGTTTACTTATAGAAGTAACCGGGGCAACTATCCCACTAAGGTCCATTGTCATAGTTAGGTCCTAATCATGGAACTAATACGAGCCTTGCCTAATGGTGCACGTTGGAGGGCGCGCTGGATTTCCTGATCAAGGTTAAGTCCTGCAGCCTGGTATAGGGCACTGAGCATGGGGAGCCCGCCCTGTTGACTAACATCATTTACCTTGTTAATGTTGAGGGCACCGCTTAGGGGGACCTGACTACCAAATGCCCCCTCTTGAGTACCTGTGCCGAGCTTACCGTAGGTGGCCGCGTCTTGGTTACCCTTGAGATATTCAAGGGAAGGTAACTGCTGGAAGGCCTCGTCAGGTTGGGTCGTTAGGTTGCCCGCCTGGGAATTAGCAACAGTTGGGCTCTTGCCTGCACTCGATAAGGTGCCAAAGGCAAACCCCTCCATCATTTGGGAGATGAGTTGGAGGATTTCCTCAGGTGCAGGTGTCTGATTGCCATTCTCACCTGTTGGGATAACCATTTTAGGAGTGCCGGGAGGGGTCACTATGATCTCAGGGTTAGGCACACCTGGAGTCTGTGGGTCGCCGGTCTTGATGAAGGGGGAGGTAGTGACTCCGCCCTGAGCCTCCTCGGGCATGTAGGCGCTACCCCATGAGGGCAAACGAAAATCCTCCTGCTCATAGACATCAGGGTTGTAAGTGTTTGGAGGCCCAAGGTTGACACCTGCACCAGACATTGGACTAGGCGCAATGACGGAACTGATGGGAGTAGTACCTGGAGTAGTGTTGGTGTTACCTGTGGGGGTTCCTGTTGGGGTAACTGGTGGAGTGGCCACTGGACTCGTTGGGGGAGTCCCAGGAGTAGTAACTGGAGGTGCGGGGTCCGACCAAACAGTCTGGGTGGCCTTGGGGGCAGGGGGAGGTAAGTTTAACTCTGCGCCTATGGTGTCGTACCCTGCAAATGGACTACGACCCTCGCCAGCAAGACGTTCTTCGTTGACAAGACGGTCAATAAGGGACTGGAGCATACCACTGATGGGAATACTCTGTGGGGTGCCAGGCGGGAGCATCGCACGAGTGAGATACTCTTTCTCGATAGCACTACCGGGATCACTGCCCATTTGGGCAAGGGAGGACATTAGCTGAGAAGTTAAATCGCCACCCTTACCAAGAGCGGCTGAACCTGAATCAATGCGACCTGTCTCGTTGTTGTAGGCCTGGTTGTATAGGGAACCACGTCCTAGGTCGCGCTCGTTAGTAAGCCCTGCAACGCCAAGCTCTCGGTCAATATCCTGGCCACGTTCAGTGAGGTCAAGTTGTCGGTCGCCCTGACGTAAGGCACCCTGGCCGAGCTCCCTATCTAACGTAATACGCTCACGGGCGATAGCGTTGGTATCCCACCCAAGCTCTTTATCAACATCTAGTCTCGCCCAACCAAGGTTGAGTTGACCTAAGCCAAGCTCGGCATCTACCTTTGCCCTGTCACGAGCAGTCTGAGCGTTGTACTGATCGATAGATAGGCCCATGCGGGCAAGTGCGTTGTTGGGGTCACTAATTATACGACCATCGGGGGAGTAGAGTACCTGGGTAGCTGGATGTAGATAGTTGCCACCATCGACAGGGATAAGGCCAGCGGCTACACCCAGCGATGCAGGTGACGGGCCTAAACCGATGTCTTGGACAGTAGCGGCAGCGGCGTTAACCTGACCTGAACTAGTGACAGGCATGGTGATAAGTCGGCCCATTGGGTCGATGAACTGAGCCTGTCCCAGATTGCCACCCTGGGAGCGAAAGGACACGAAGGCATAATCCAGGCCCATAAGACTAACTATGGCCTGGCTAAGGCCCTCGGGGAGTTGGTCAACGCTAGTAATGTCGCCAGGTGAGGTTTGCTGAGCCTGGATGTCCTCAAGTGTTACCTCCTCACCATTACCTCCAATCCAGGAAGTAATATTGTTTACACTCGTCACAAAAGGATTGGTGGTAAGGGCTCCTCCCACGGCGTCAGCTATTTGTCTCCATATAGAGTCGACTTCAGGGTCACCCATAGCAAGTTCCTCCATTGCAGTATCGTAGGTTGTCCAGGCCTGTGGGCCTTGGAGGTCATAGATAGCACGGGCTGCAGCTGCATTATACTCGGGGTTGGTAACTAAGCTGTCGGGGTCGTAGCCGTGTTGGCTGTTTATTTGCCAGAGGCCATAGTCATAGCGGGCTGCAGGGTTTCTTGTTGCACCTTCGACTCGAAAGTTGTCCCCGATAGCGCCTGTGTTGGCACCAGACTCTAGCTGGGCTATCCGCATCATGAAGGCAACTACCTCAGGGCCTAGGTCCCCGAAGTGCTTTTCAGTTATTCGCTTTAATTCATCCAGCGTCATTACTGACATTTGCAGGGAGCCTCCTTTGGAGTAACTTTTCCATTTTGGAGGAATACTTGAGGGCATACGCGAAGGCTAACTTATGCGGGTTAGCGAGGGCTATCTCACCCTCGGGCACCTGCGCGGCGAATAGCTGTTCTGTTATGTTGAGCTCTTGGATAGATATCCATTGGAGCCAAGCGTCAGGATTACCTCGAATGTTGAGGTACTCGTTGAGCTGGTCCTCAGTAGACATTAACTCAGTATCAAAGGGCCTGCCTTCAGGGGAGACCGCTTCTACTACATGCTTAATAATATCAACTGCCCAAGTGGACACTTCCTGAGCCACGTCCTCAAGGGTTTCCATATAGGTTGACATTAGACGACTCCCATAGCAGCGCTTACAGTAGAATCCTCGAAGCCAAGGGTTGCCTCAGGTTGTGACTGCCCTGGAGGCATACCGCCGCCTTGACCTTCACGTAGACCACCGGAAGCTATACCTTGCAACACTGGGTCAACAGCCCCCGGGGAACCCTCTTCGGTACCTTCCTGTACCAGCGCTAGGTTCATCATTTGGAGGATACGTCCTGTGAGGGCACCTGAGGTAGCCAGGGCGCGCTTTTGCTGTTCCACTAATATACGGCGTTCCTCTACATCGGGGTCCTCGCGCCCAAGGATTTCAGCTCTCGCTGTGTCGTCACTGAAAAGTGCCCCCTTACCCCCACGCTCATCGGTGGCAGTAATTGCGGCACGGAGGGCTGCTACGAAGTCTACAGGGCGAGGTTTTCGCACTCGGGCATCGAACATAGGCATAGGGGATAGAAGGTCGGGGTTGAAGGAGGCGTAGCGTCTGACCTTGCCCCGCTTACCCTTTTCTATATAGGTGGTGTAGACCTCACCTATATTGTTCCCGTTGGAGTTCATAGCGATGATGTGGTCGCAGATAATAGTGGCGCGTCTGATTGCGCCTTGGACTAAGTTCTGCTCAATCTTTTCATCAAGGTGTTCGGCCTGAGTTACCTGAAGTGCCTGATGGTAACCAGTGTCTACTCCAGGGTCACGGGAGCCGAAGAGGCTTGCGCTGCCCCCAAGCCGGCTAATTTGAGACTTTATCTCATCGTAGAGCCAAACTACAGCCTCGTCGTGCTCAACCTTGAATATAGGACTAATTTCCTCGTCCTTGAAGATAGCAATGTTCTGGCCCTCCTTGATGTCGAGGGGCTTGGGAAGGCTGCCACTAGCAATACCGCGGCGTTCGTAGTCGATTTTATGAACTAAGGTGGGCCAGTATCGAGCACGGACGTTAGTTAGCACCTGGGAAGTTATTTCGTCGGCCTTTTGGTTAAGCTCCAGCAGACCTCGACTGACCCCCTCAATGCGATTCTTGGAGCCCTTCCACCCACCAAAGCGCCCGGGGACACAGTTGTAGATGGACTTGCCTAATCCATGCCGGTAGCCCCCAAGATATATTGGGGAGGTTACTGATAGTTGGTCACTCTTGGGCTCCTCACGGGTGTTGTAAAGGCTGAGGCTATCCCCAAGACGTGAGTTGAGGGCAGGGCTCAGGGCGAAGTAACAAAAGTACTGTTGGTTGCAGTATAACACCACGGGAACTTTTGTTTCAAGCTCGTCTACCTTGCCTGTGCTATAACCCTCGAGCTTACTCCACCCCTCGGAAAACATAGGGTTGTTCTTGATAGAGCGTAGGGTTCGCCCAGTGTCGATTTCGTAACTTTCAACAAGTGTCGGTCCCTCGTAGACGGGGTAAAAGTTTTCCAGCGGAACATAGACTGTCCTCATTGGAAAACCGTGTTCGAGCTTGTACTTCTTAATAGCATCGGGTTCTTGCATGGTGGAAAGTTCGGGCCAAAAAGCGCTCGTGGCGCGCTCTATCCGCTCAACACCCTCATCAAGGACGACACTGTCAAGGGTTACTTTGCTCCACACATCACCGTCGCCGTTGCGTTCCATCTCGTAGAAGGCACTACGGAAGGCCTGTTCGAGCTCAGTACTATTGCTCCTTGCCTCGTCAAAGGAGTCAAAGTAGTTCGGAATAACCTGTATGGTAGGAATATGGGAAAAGCGGCTTACCTTTTCGTTAACAATGCCAGTTAACATGTAGGTACGCATGGTCTGTACTTTATACTGAGTATTCGCGGGTGCTTGGATAGGGTTTTCCCCTTCGAGCATCCTACGAACCTCGGCAATAAAAGTGTTACGACCCTGCCACGTGTTGAATAAGGTGGTAAGGGATTCCTTTACATGCTCTTCCGTGGGGATTTCGTCGAGGTAGCTCATACTACTCCTGGCAATAATTGACCGTAGACTTCCATTGGGTCACCTATTACGAGAGCATCCTTGCCCTCGACTTGATATCTTAATGCATCCACTAGGTCATCGTTGACCTTGAGAGGGTTTTTGCTTTGAACTTGGTCCTCATCCTTGAGCTCAGGAAAACGGTAGCGTTCGAGGGCATCGGGAAGGTACTTGAGGTCAGGAGCTAGATATAGACGGGCTTTGCCGTCAGGGCGCACTTTGAGGCGGTTTTGGACGAGCTGTATTCCGCTCATTACACTGTCAGCCCCGCCACGGGAAGGGCTAATAGCGTATCCGGCCCCTCGCATCATCTCAATGAATCTAAACTGTGTCTTGTCGGCAAACCAGTAGGTAGGAGGAGGGGTGCGGGAGTGACGCTTGTTGAGCATAATCCCGTAAGCTTCACATTCAGCCATCCAATTAATCTGGTTTTCGCCTACCCGGGGACCAGCTTCCTCGAACTCCTTGAGGCACACCAGTATGTCGGTATCCTTGATGACACCACTGAAGACCCCCGCTGACTTGTGACTACCAATAGTAGTCCCACCAAAGTCCAGCCCTCCCACGAAAGCCTCAAACTGGGGTATCTCCCAACGCCACTGATGGACAACCCTGTCGTAGTCGGGGTAGACCTGA